CGGTCTAATACTCTCTTGATTCTAGCGTGATTTATGCAAATTTCCAAAAAACCCAGACGCTGGAATCGGATCAATTTGACTATCCCACTAATGATTGGGATCACTCGCAGAAGGGCTTTGCAAATTCATCGAGCAGGTGTCGATATAAGCGACGAGTCCCAGATTAAAAAATGGCTAAGCACAGTCAAAGAGAGATGGTCGGTCAGCCTTAAAACTGCCAGCCGACATCGAGCCGAAAAGGATCGCAAGGTCGAAAAATTGCGAACCAGTCACACGGCAGGCATGACGATGAAAGACGCATGCAAGGCTCATGGCGTCAAGTATGGAAGTGCCAAAAAACTGTCTAGAGAAATGGGACTAAGATGGGGCCAATCGCGCAAAAGCGTCGAGACAAAATCATCGCCGACAATCGACAAGATCAGAAATATTCCACATCAAATTATGATGAGAAAAAGCACTTCGGTGCATCCGCTTTGCGGAATCTCTGGGGCCAAGCTGCGCGAGTGGATCGAATCAAAGTTCACTAAGTCAATGACTTGGGAAAACTACGGCAAGCGTTGGCATCTCGACCACATCTTCCCCATCTCTCGATTCGATCTCAGCGATCCAGAGCAGGTCAAGGTGGCATGCAACTGGCAGAACCTGCAGCCATTATTGCGAAAGGCTAACGCGAGAAAGTCAGACAAGATCACGAAGCCTCAACTGCCACTCGCGCTAGTAACTGAATGACTGCCAAACGCAAACCAACTCAGCCACGCAAGGCACGCAAGGCATCGGAGCCTATCCGCTACGCTGACACGCTGACGGCAGCGGCATCGATGCTGGGATGCGATGTTGGACTGCTCAAGTCTCTTCGTGCTGGAGGCTCCACAGCCTTCGTGCATGGTCGAGTCAACCTTAAGCAGGTCAAGGTTGAGCTGGCTGCAATGCCACCACCAGACACATCGACAGGACTGGAGGACAAGCAGACTCTCGAGCGACGCAAGCTGAGAGCGCAGTATCTCAAGGAGGAGTATCGGCTGGAAGTAGCTCAACGCAAGCACATCCCCATCGAAGAGGTCCACGCCGACATGATCCGCATCGGTAACGCGACGCGAGCCGAGTGTCTGCGCCTATTGGCCGACGCTCCCGGCTGGGTCGGTCTTGATGAGTCAGCCATCAGCCAGCGTGTCACTGACTGGATGACAACGCTTTGCACGACGCTGTCCGACGACATGAGCAAACTCTACAAATGACCAGCACGCTACAGGCTTGGTGCTCCGCTTGGACTCCGCAGGATACTCGCTCGGTCAGCGACTGGGCCAGCGATCATGTGACGATCCCAGGCTCAGCTCGCGCTCGCAAATTCGATCCGATGGCATCGCCTTGGCTACTCGAGCCACTGCAATATTTCGGAGACAACAGAGTCCGCGAGCAGGTGCTGATCATGCCGACTGGCGCAGGCAAGACCACGGTCTTCGATGTCTGCATTCCGCATGCGATCGCGGAGAATCCCGGCAGTATCCTGCTCGCAATGCAGACCGATCCTGATGCACGTGAGCACATGGAGGACAGGCTGATGCCAATCCTTAAAGCCTGTCTGCCACTTGATCCGATGCTGTCCACGATCAACCGTCACGCCGCCAGAAAGGACGCAATCATCTTTCCTCACATGTCGCTTTATTGCGGAGGAGCGAACAAGAATAACTTCCAGCGCAAGTCGGTCCGCTATGTGTTTCTCGACGAGGCATGGCTGATCAAACATGGTCTGATTGAGGAGGCCAGAGCACGGACTCACAACAGATGGAACAGTCGAGTGGTCATCGTCAGTCAGGGTGGGAGCGAGCACATCATCCTCGGCAATGAGCGACGATCGACCGAGTTGCACGAGGCATGGATGCGGACCGATCGCCGGGAGCTGGCGATGGTCTGTCCTGATTGTCAGGCACTTAGCCAGTGGTCATGGAAGCATCTGCTCTACGACAATCCCGATGGCGACATCGATGAGCGAGCAGTCAGCGAGTCGGCACGATACCGATGTCCTGAGTGCATGACCGAGTTCGCTGATCGGCCAGACATCCGACGACAACTCTCATCGACAAGCACTTACATCGTGACCAATCCCGGCGCATTGAAAGGCCACCACGGCTGGCACGCGCCAGCGATGGCGATGAGTCACGAGCGATGGGGCGATCTTGCGCTCGGCTGGGTCAGAGCACAGGCAGCGATGCGGACCGGAGACATTGAGCCACTCAGGATCTTCGTGACCAAACGACTCGCAGAATTCTGGCGAGAGGCTGACGACGCTCCTGATATCGTGCTCGGTGGCAGTGGCTACACCATCGGTGATTACATGGCCGGCGAGTTGATTGATAACGAGGCGCATCGATTCTGTGCGATCGATCGTCAGCGCGATCACTTCTGGGTGGCGGTCAGAGCATACCGGCACGACGGCTCTAGCAAGTTGCTCTACTTCAACAAGAGTTTGACCATCGAGGCTGTGCGCGATGTGCAGACTCGGTACAAGGTCATCGATGATTTCACGGTCGAGGATGCCGGACACATGCCGACAGAGGTCTATGCTGACTGCGCTCGATTCGGCTGGATCGCCTTCTTCGGTGACAGCGTCGATGGCTACGAGCACTTGAGAAGAGGTGGTCAGCCTGTCAAAAAATTCTTCTCTCCGATCAAAAAAGCGATGAGTCCTAATGGCAAGATCGTCCGCTATTTGCGATGGTCGAACGAGAAGGTTAAAGACATCCTGTTCAACCTTTTAGCTCGGCGAGGCGCAGCCTTTGACGCGCCGGACGACATTGATGACCTCGCTCAAAAGGAGGCTGAGCGATACTCGCAACAGATCCGGTCGGAGGTAAAAAGGGATGTGGTCAACGCCACGACCAAGGCCATCGCGCAAAGGTATGTCAAGACTCGCAGGCACAACCACGCTGTCGATTGCGAGGCCATGACGCTGGTCCTTGCGCTGATCAAAGGCTTGGTCGGTCAGTCGATTGAGACTGCCGAGTGAGTCGAGTTGTAAAGCATTCCTTTACTGCTTCATCCAGCGATGCGCTCGCTCCGCTAAGGCGAGCCAGCCTGTCAACCAGCGTTGACAGCACGACAAAGACATGCCAGCCAACATCGACGAACTCATTCCTAGCCTAGTCCGCTGGGGCTCACACAACGGACTGGCCGCGCTCGAGCAACTCGCGATGGGTCAGTGGGATAAGCTGATCACCAGCAACGGTCGCCAGATGATTTCGTCCAGCGTCAACGGCCAGTCATTCACCTATAGCTTCGCGCCTGGGCTCGATGTCAGCACGATCATCGCGGCTGCCGATCAAGCCTACAGGCTGACCTACGCGCTCAACGAGACAGGTCAACTATCAGCGTATCTGACCACTCCTCGCATGCGTCGCACCTACGCGATTTTCAACACCGGAGTCTCCGCTTTTTAATCATGTCTGCATCTCCAATCATCGACATCTACGGCAACCCGATCACCACTCGGCTGATCAACGGAGCAGAACAAAACTCGTCAGCACGACCAGCGATGCGGACTCGCGTCGAGTCCATCAAAGAGGCTGTGCCGATGACCGACTGGCGCGTGATCCTCAGCGTCTCGCGCAGGCTGTTTGCGAACAACGGCATCATCCAAGGTGCTCTATCGCAGAAGGCTATGCACGCCGTCGGGTGCGCTTGGAATCCTGTCTTCCTTGGTGCGGATCGTGCATGGGGCGTCGAGGCATCGCGCTGGCTCGAGGAGGAGTGGTTCCCAACCTGCAATGTTCGTGGCGAGGTCTACGACTTTCGGACCATGATTTATCTAAGCTCGATCAACATCGACAGAGACGGCGACGAGGCGGAAATCCTGACCGAGACGCAAGACGGATATCCGCAAATCCAGACCATCGCCGCTGACCGCATCGGCGACAGAGGCAACTACAATAACAAGGTGCAGAGTGGTCCCTACAAAGGGATGAACATCTCGATGGGATGCATCACCAACGAGTACGGCAGGACAGTCGCTTATCGTGTTCTTGGCGAGACCGAACTCGATGATCGCGATGTCTCTGCTCGTGATGTCGTGTTTAATTTTGACCCGCTTTACGCTGATCAGTTGCGCGGATTTCCGATCTTTTCTCATGCGCTAAACGACTGGCGCGACGCTGATCAGAGTCAGTACTGGGAGCAACTTGCACAGCTCATCGCCAGCTCCATCGGCATCATCGAACAGAACGAAACTGGCAGTGCAGACACAAGCGATCCCGGCTTTACCTTGGGAGGAGTAAACAACGAGATCAGAGAGACTTCGACCGAGACGATGATGGGTGGCATGGTCCGGTACTTCAAGGCTGGGACAGGTAGCAAGCTCGAGTCTTTCCAGTCTAATCGTCCAGGCGATGTCTGGGATTCTTTCCAAGATCGGATCGCACGCAAAGCACTCGGTCCAGTCTGGCCGTATAGCCTGTGCTGGAAGCCAGACGGCATGAACGGCACGCAGGAACGGAGCACGATCGAGAACGCTCGCAACCTGATCGAAGACAGGCAGGAACTGCTTAAGCCGAGGGCCAAGCGCAAGGTCGGCTACGCGATCAGCAAGGCCATCAAGCTCGGTCTGATCCCTCCTTACACCGGACCTGACAAGGGTGGATTCCTCAAGTGGGGATTCACGATGCCAGCAAAATTCTCCATCGACCACGGACGCGAGGACATGCAGTGGAGAGAGAACTACAAGATCGGCGCAGAGAATTTATCGAGCTATCTGGAGCGGTCTGGCGGCATGACATTCGAGCAACACCAGACCCAACGCACCGACGAGCTCGCCGACATCATCGCTCGCGCTCAAGAACTTAGCGATCGCACCGCTGTCCCATTCGACACTTGTCTCTCTCTGTTCACGCAACGCACGAGCGTCGGCAATGTCCCTGGTGGCCGATTCGGATCGGAGTTGCCGACGACCGATCAGCCTCTACCGTAATGGCTATTCCTCCAAAATACATCAGCGACGCAGCCACTCTTGGGCTCGACTATTACCGCGCTGGCAAGGGCGGTGCCGGGCTCACAGATCAGACGCTGGCCGACGCTCGGCTGATGGCTAAAGGCACGATCACCGACGACAAAATTCTTCGCGCAAATGCTTGGCAGCTAAGGCATGCCAGCGATCTGGACGCTCCGCAGAATCACAACGCCAATGATCCTGACTACCCGGGAGCCGGTGCTGTGGCGCATCTGCTCTGGGGAATTAATCCACTCGATCCACAGCCAGCGCGAGACTGGTTTCTCAAGGAGACAATCCGCATCAACAAGACAAAAAATATGAGCGCAAAACCATACAAGCTATCCATCCATCAACTCGGTAAAGTCTATCCAGATCAGGCTCTTATCATGGGCGTATCAGTCATCACCGAAGGCGACGCGCTTGGTCACGGAGTGATGATCGACGCGATGAGTCTGGCGACGATCAAGGAGCACGCAACGATGAAGCCGAACGGAGTCAAGGTCATGCTCGACCATGATGACGGAATTGAGAACACCATCGGAGTGATGCGAAACTTTGCCATTGAAGGCATTCAGCTACGCGCTGATCTTCAGCTACTTAAGGCACATGGCGAGACTCCTCTGATCATCGAGATGGCTGAGACAATGCCTGAGCTTTTTGGCATGAGTATCAGTTTCTCCGGCACGCTCGAGGAGATTGGTGGAGTCTACTATGTGCGATGCGAAGAGCTTTACAGCATCGATATTGTGGACATGCCAGCCGCTAACCCGAGCGGTCTTTTCTCCGCCAAAGTTGACAGCACGCAAAATGCAATGGACCTACAAGCAATCACCATCGAGCTCTCCGCTGAAAAAGAATTACGCGCCGCCGCTGCGGAACAAGCGAAGAAAAACTACAGCGATTTCCAAAACCAGATCACCATCTCGACTCAGCTCTCCGCTGATGTCCAGACGATCACCGCGCAATTATCTGTGCTCAGCGAGACCAACGCCAAGCTGACCACCGAACTCGCTGCAGCACAGGCCAATATCGCCGAGAAGATTAACGCAGAAGCAGTGCGCGTGCTGGCCTCCAGCGGTCATGCGCCGATCGCTCTCGGAGCTGCGCCAGTCGTCGCTGCGACAATGTCTCGCGCTGAGTTTTCCGCGATGCCAGCGCATCGCCGATCTGACTTCGTCAAATCCGGCGGCAAGCTAAACGACTAAGAACCAACAACAAATCAATCTCCTCAACTAAAAAAACAATATGGCTGGATCAACACTAACGAACCTCATCCCAGACGCTTACGCCGCACTCGATGTGGTTTCACGTGAGCTCACTGGATTCATCGGCGCGGTCACTCGCGACTCCACTGCTGACCGTGTCGCTGCCGGGCAAACGCTCCGCTCGATCGTCGCACCGGCCAACACCGCTGGTGCTGACATCACGCCTGCGATGTCGATCCCTGCCGACGCCGCGCAGACCATCGGCAACAAGTCGTTGACGATTAGCAACAACCGCTTCTTCCCATTTTCTTGGACCGGTCAACAGCAATACGCTGCCGACATGGGACCAGGCTTTCTCACGATCCAGCAAGGGCAGATCGCTCAGGCGATTCGCGCTGCGGTCAACGAGATCGAGGCCAGCATCGCAGTTGCCGCCAAGAACGGCGCGTCTCGTGCATTCGGCGCGACGGCTGGCACGGCTCCTGTGCTCGGAGATTTCGCGTCGGCAAAGAAGATCCTCGACGACAACGGTGCTCCTCAATCTGACCGTACTGTGGTGTTCGACACGACCGCTGGCGTAGCTCTCCGGTCCACTTCGAGCCTCTACAAAGTTAACGAAGCTGGCGATCAAACGCTTCTCCGGCAAGGGCTTCTCGGCTCGCTCTACGGCTTCGATCTCCGCGAGTCTGGCAATGTGCAGACCACGACCAAAGGCGCGATGACTGGTGCATTAGTCAACAGCGCGGCGCAGGCCATCGGCGATACCACGATCACCTTCGATACCGGGACGGTGAACACCACTGGCATCGTGGCTGGCGACATCATCACGATCGCTGGCGACACCAACAAGTATGTCGTCGCAACTGGCTCTACATCAACGTCTGGAACGATCGTCATCAACGCTCCTGGTCTTCGGACTGCGGTCGCT